GCGGCTGATACTCCGCCGCATTACCGGCATCAGATTTTGAACGCTGCTCCGCTTTGTCAGCGTTTTTGTCGAGGTCGTCAGACTCTTTCTTCACTACGCCGAGTTTTTCCAGCAGCCAAACCACGCCGCTACGCAGCTTATTGGCCACCTGCAATGGCGCGGTAAGTGCATTTGCCACAGCATGACCAAACGACACCCCCGCATCTTTACAACTATCGAGTGTTTCCTTGGTTGATTTCACTGGTTGAATCAGGTCTTTAAACCACTGCCACACGATCTTGAGCTTATCCCCAAGCCATTCAAAAACCGGCTTCAACGGCGCAAACATTTCTTTCACCGGCTCAAACGCAATACCCAACCCTTCTATCACGCCACTGAAAAAGGCGCTGATAGGTTCCCAGTATTTACGGATAAGCAGAGCCGCAGCGACAAACAGCGCGCCGATGGCCAGCACCGGCCAGGTTATTGCGCCCAGCGCAGTGACAATGGCCGTTCCCGCCGCGCTGAATATCACCCCGAGCGTACCGGCGACGGCGATAATCGCATTAATGCCTGCGATAACTGGCCACGCGATAAGACCAATTCCGCCCAGCACACCAATAATGGCCAGCGCACCGGTGGTCAGCGCAAAGAGCGTTTTTGTCAGCTCAGGATTGGCCTTAGCCCATGCCCCCATTTTCCCTAACCACTCGGTGGCCGAGGTGGTCAGGCGGCGCAAGGTACTATCCTGTTTCTCGAAAACCTCAATCTGTAAGTCTTCCCATGCCGACGCGAGATTTTTTAAATCGCCGTCGAGGTTGTCGGTCTGGACTTTGGCGATACGCTCCGTGGTGCCCGCAGAATCTTTAATCGCGCTTTGCTTCTCGGCAAGGTTGCCGTTACCCGCAGCGGCCACCAGCTTGACCGCGCCCTTCATGGCCTCCTCACCAAAAATAACTTTCAGGTATTCAGCCTGCTGTGCGGTGCCGAGTTTGTTCTTTTTAAAAGACCGGTCAATCGACTGGAGGATCCCCACCACCGGCAGCATGTTGCCTTTTGTGTCTCGGGTTTTAATACCCAGCTCATTGAGCGCCGCAGGAGCCTGACCAACGGGGGCTTGCAGGCGGCTGAAAATAGCGCTTGCACCCGTACCGGCCATCGAGCCCTTAATCCCGTTATCCGCCATCACGCCGAGCATGGCCGTCGTATCTTCAATGCTGGCACCCGCCGCCTCAGCAATGGGCGCCACATATTTCATCGCCTCGCCAAGCTCAATCAGCCCGGTATTTGACGAGGTAAACCCCTTGGTCATCACGTCCGCTACGCGCTGAATTTCCGTGGTCGGCAGGTTAAAAGCCGATTGCATATTGGTGATGATGTCGGCGGCTTCGGCAATGTCCACATCCGCCGCAAGGCTCAGGTTAACGGTAGATCCCGTTGCGGCCAGCACTGAGTCGGCGTCATAGCCCGAGCGGGCAAGCGTGGTCTGCGTGCGGGCAACGTCACCCGGAGAAAACGCCGTTGTCGCGCCGATGTCACGCGCCTGCTTACGAATTTGGCCGAGTTTCTCATCGCCCTTATCAAGGCCAAGGATGGCCTGCGTGCCTGACATCTGTTTATCAAAACCAATGCCCGGCGCCATAAACCGGGCTTCCCCATACAGCCCGGCGGCGGCCACACCGACACCAGCCATGCCCGCCCCGCCCGCACCGGCGGCTAACTGCTTGCCGGAGTCATAGCGCTTTTTTACCGTACTGAGTCTGGCCTGCTGCGCACTGACGCGGGCGAGCGCATCGCGCTGACGGTTGAGCTGTGCCGTAGTCTCACTGACTGAGGTTTTCAGGCGGCGCTCATCGGCTGACAGCGTGCGCGTATTGATCCCAGCCTGCGCTAATTCCTGACGCTGACGCTGCACCGATTGCCGCAATCCGTTGTATTTAATTTGCAGGTCAGACGCGGCGCGCTTGGCATCTTCCAGCACCTTGGCCTGTGCCCGCGCTGGATTGGTGGTGTTTTTAAACTGGACAGCCAGCGCGGCGGCTTCCTGTTTTGCATTTTTGAGAGACTGGCCGGTAACGGCAAGCTGACCACTCGTTTTACGAAAACCCTCAATACGCCCGGCTTGGGCGTTCAGGGATTTGAGGGAGTTTTGGGTATTTCGGATATCCCCGGACAGCGACTTACTCGCTGTCTGAATGGATTTAAACGGGCGACTTGCTTGGTCAACGGCCTTGAGCAGAACCTGCAACTTAACGTTACTCATTGGCGTGTCCACTTCGTTCGATTGCCTTTGCGCGCCATTGTGCGAGCTCGGCGGGGCTCATCGGATAGAGCTCTGACGGTGGCCAGTGAAAGACCACCGCCACGTCAGCCATCAGGTCATCTACCCCAAAGCGGGGCGGGAACGTCAGTGTTCCGAATTCGGCGATAAAAAACCAATCACCTTGCCCGCCAGCGCCACAAGGTCTGGCAGTTCCAGCGCGTTGCATTCTTCTTTTGTCAGGCTCGGGTATGTGATGCGAGGCAGTACCACCAGCAGCGCATCAACCTGCGCATTAGCCACGTCAGCCAGACCGACGCCGCGCAATGCTCCGGCAGTGGGACGGATAACTGTCACCGAATCAATCAAGGTTTCGCCGCGTTTGATGGGTTTATCCAGCGTCACGACGTTGGTGTTTTCGTCGGCGGTAGTCAGGTCTTTATTGCTCATCAGATTATCTCCACATCAGGTTATGGGCGTGGCCAGCGGTTACCGGCCACGCGGTGATTACAGGCCGATATTGCGGCGGTGTTTTTCCAGCATGTCGGTGCCGTTGACGATTTCGACCATGTTCACGGTGTCGATTTCAATCAGCGTATTACCGTCAATCACCAGCTTGTAATACGTACACTGCGTGGTGATTTTGCTTTCGGTGTCTTCGCCCTGTTTCATGTCGCCGGTGTCGATTTCTTTGTGACGCCCCCGCATGACGATTTCCACGGCGGAGGTGTCGCCGGTGTCGTCGCGCTGGAATGACCCGGCAAAACGCAGTGGCACATCCGCCGCACCGGCGGCGGCATACTCCGCCCACAGGGTTTCATCCGGGAGCCCGCCCATTGACCACTCAACGGTCAGCGCGTCGTCGTCCAGCCCAAAATCCACCGGCGCGGAGCCGTTCATACCGCCGCCGCGATAGTTCTCCAGCTTGCGGGTCAGCTTCGGCAACGTGACCGACTGCACGACGCCCATGTAACTCAGACCGTCGTTAAACAGGTTGAGGTATTTCAGTTTGCGAGGAAGTGCCATGGTGAATGCCCTTAGCTGTTAATGGATGCGGCCAGATTGACGAGGTAGGAGGCAGTGATGCGCTGACGCAGGGTCAGGCTTTCCAGCGGCGGCACCGGCGTGTAGTCATAATCGACGTAAAGTTTCCCGGCTTTCAGGGTCTCTTTGTCGTTCGCCGATTCATCAAACCAGCAATTGCCGTCAATGATGTAGCCATTCGATTTGAGCTCACGGAATTTGGCGTTGATGCCGTCGATGATGTCGCGGATAAGCGAGGCGGTCATCGGTTTATCCACTGCCCACATGTGTGCCTCGGCCATCGTGTCAGCCAGCACCTGCGCGGTGCGGGTGTAGTTCTCAAACAGGAAAAGCGGGTCATCAGAACAGGTGCGGTTACCCCAAAAGCGGAAGCCGTCTTTGCGTACCAGCGTCGTGACACCGGCCTCATTGAGCAGGTCAGCATCAGTACCCGCTGCCTGCAAATCCCAAAACACCGAAGCGCTGATGCCGGTCACGCCATTAACGCCAACGTTTGACAGGGTTTTATGCCAGCCGGTTTCTTGGTCGATTTTAGCGCGCAGACCTAACGCGCGCGCCGTGGCGTAAGCGGTAGAGCTGGCGTTTAGTTTGGTATCCCATGAAATAAAATCAGGCCAGATAAGCATCAGTTCACGCTGGCTGAAATTGTCACGGTACTTAATGGCATCAGAGAGTGTTTTGCATTCCCACGCGCTGATATAACCGAACGCGCGCAGCGACTGGCAGACCGACGCCAGCGCCGTGGCCACTTCCTGAGAGTCCAGACCCGGCACACCGAGAATGCGCGGTTTTACACCGGTGGCCGCTTCGGCGGTGAGCAGGGCTTTCATGCCGGTGTACTGGCCGTTCTCATCAGCGCCGCCGATGATGTTAGAAAGGGTTTCGGCTGAGGCGGCTTTCTCGTCTTCGTTTTCTGACTCAGCCACGCGCACCACGACGGTGACCGGTTTGCACTGGTCGCCAATGGCCGTCAGCGCCGGTAACAGGGTGCCGGTTTTTCCCGCCTTGCCCTGCGCGGCGATCACATCGGTGATAAGTACCGGCGTATTGAGGGGAAAGACTTTTTCGTCAGCATCGTTGGCCGTGCAGACCATGCCAATAATGGCCGTGGATACGGTGGTAATGACGCGCGTTCCGTCGTTAATTTCGACGACCTGCACGCCGTGGTGAAAATCACTCATCGGCTTAACTCCGTTAAAATAGGCAAGGTAATTTTGTTGTTTAACGGCGGTCAGGGCGAGGGGTGAACGTTGGGAGGGGGTCAGTACAACAGACGAAAAAAAGCCCCTTTCGGGGCGGTGATTTATTCTGGCAACTGAGGCCAGTCGATATCAGGCACTAAAGATAAATTGAGCCGGTTGAGTGCCACACGATATTTTTTCCAGTCTTTAAGCTTTGCGATTTCATCATCCGTTGCATCCTCAATATCAACAGCATCTTGCAAGGGCGCAATGGCGAGGTTTGCTTTTGTCATGAGCCGAGAGAGTGTGGCTACCGCATCGGCCTTTAATTCTTCATTCGTCGGTGCAGGGATATCCGCCCAGACCGGCAAACCATCCCCACCTGCAACCCGCATTTTCCCCTCTGGCGGGGGAAGGGTTTGGTATTCACGGTAAACAACATCACTTACCGCAATACCGTCATCAGGCCAGCTTCCCGCATCGTCGTACACTTCCCGCAGCTCTCGCGGATAAAAGCCGTTGGTGAGCGGGCTGTAAACATAAAGACTTGTGGTGACTGCGCTGTAATAGTTACTCATTTAATCCCCTTACCAGCCGGTGGCTTCCCAGTAACTGCCTGCGCTGTCCTGACCGCAGGTGAAACCGATATTGTTGATAATCTGTGCCGTGCCGAAGTTATCCGCGAACGTGCCGCCGCCGCCATTGATAGCCGTTACCTGAACGTTGACGCAGGTACTCGGGAAAGGAATGGGGAAATTTACCGTTGACCAGCCGCGACTCCCTTTGTTGACGACGCCCCACTGCTTAATCATGCCGGTATCACCACACCGCCACCAGCCGCCGCCGAGATTGGCGGTATTCGCATTGACCGGTTGCCGGTTGTTGGGACTGAAAACCCGCTGCCCCATCTCGTTCACGGTGCCGGACGTATTGCTGTCGCCGTTGCCGGACAGGGTCATCTCGCCGGTTTGTACCGTATTGCTCTGGTTGACGATGCGGAATTTGAACCCACCCACGCCGCCGCCCCGGTTGTTCACAAAGTTAGATTCGCCCTGACCGCCGCTTTCGTTCCAGCCTAAATAGGTTCCTTGGCCGTTGCCGGGTTGCGGGATAGTTATCGCCCGGAGAAAATTCGCTGTGACGCTACCGTTGACATCACCGCCCACGCGGGGAAATGCACCAACACTGTCGGCATTCAGCGCGATATCTTTCGTACCGTCAAACGCCACACCGGCAATCTTTCGCGCCGTGGCTAATTTTGTCGCCGCCGCTGCGGTGCCAGCGACCGGGAGCGCGCCAACGTCGGCGGCGGTGGGTTTATTATTTGGGCTGTATACCTCGACCCATGCAGACCACGGACCATCTGCGCCGTTCCATGCGCCGGTAGCTGCTCGGGTAAACTGTCGGCCATTATTGTTAAAGGCTATCTGCTGTGTCGCATTCGGACCCCACGTCACGAAAATGACACCAACAAAACCGTTCATCGGATAGCCTTTTTCCGTGGTCGCTGCGGCTGCGCCCGGCACGCCATAATGTCCAAACATTGCACTGCCGCGAAGAGTGTTTGGGGAGTCTGTCGCGGTTAAGTTAGCGCGAATTTTAAACGCCGTGGCGATTTCATCAGCCAGTGCTTTTTCGCTGGCGGCGCTTTGTGACGCTGTCCACGCGCCTACATCTGCCGCCGTGGGTTTGTTATTCGCGCTGTACGTCGGCACCCACTCTTTCCATGGACCATCTACACCGTTCCAGTCAGCAGACAACCCTCGATTCCAGATATTGCCCGTAAACGTGACATACATCTGCTGACAGCCGTAGGCGCTCGGCGTGACATACAGCGTGCCTGCGATGCCCTGCGGATAGTGCAGCGCCGCCGTGGCGTTGGCATTTTTAGGCTGCGCGTACAGGGCGGCACTTCCGGCTCCGCTGGCAAAGCCCAGAGTATTGATATCCGTGGTTGTCAGGATGGCCGAAGGTACCGTGACGGAATTCACCGCGCTGACTTGCACCCAGTCACGCCATGGCCCGTCAGTCCCATTCCACGAAGCATTTAACGCCCGAGTCCACACCATGCCGGTGTTTTGGACGGTATAACGCTGCAATACACCGCCTGTCCATGATGCAGGGATAACCTCCAGCACGCCCGCCGCCTGTGAACCGGCGGGATAGCCATTGGCGACGGTGGCACTGGCTCCTGTGCTTTGCACATAAAGACCAATCTTCTCCAGATTAAGTGTGTTGATGTTGGTCGCGCCCAAGACCGTCGTGATAACGGGCAGCGCCCCAACATCCGCAGCAGTGAGATTCTGGTCTGCGCTTAACGCCTTGCCGTTAATTTTACGGGCGGAAGGCACGCGGTTATTGGCGTTGTCATTGGCCGCTTTCACCGCCTTTGGCGTCGCCGCCAGCGTTTCGCTCGTACTGCTGACAGAGCTGTTAAGTTGCACAAAACCTTTTGCCGTCAGCGTTCCGTCGGGATGGTTACGGGATTTCTCATGTTCGGAGAGTTTATCGTCTACATAATCTTTTGTGGCCATCACCGTGGAGCCGTCAATGCTCAGTGCGACGGACTCAATTTCACTGACGATGAGCACCATGCGCAGCGTCTGTAACCGCCCTGACCCTTCAGCAAGCTTGGGTTTATAACTTTCAGCCATATTGCTGACAGCGACCAACACACCGTCAGCATCGTATAAGCCCATTTCACGCATCCAGAAGCCGCCGACGTCAGGCTGGATCACCAGCTCGGCCACCAGATAATGACTGTTTTTGGCATCGATGCTTAAGCGGTTGAGATTGGCACGATAAACCTCATTAACCAGCTTGGTCTGTTTTGGGTCAGGGGTTGGGAGTTTTCCGCCCCCGTCACCGACGGCCATACGTGTGATTTTGACCTGCGTTCCGCCTGCCGTGGCGGCGGCGATTTTGGCCGCTCCGGCGGTAGTCAGTAATGCTTTATAAGTCGCCATAAGTTTTCCTCTGCTCAGGCCGGATAAACGGTGATGACGTCGCCGTCGTAAGAAAGCGCGCCGACAAAAATGTGTCCGGGGATATCCTGAATGATGGTCAGCGTCTCAAGGTGGCGGCTGGCGGGTTTCGCATCCGCAATAAGCCGCTCCATTTCCTGATACATTTCTTCGGTAATACCGCTTTCCAGCACACCGATATCGAGGCGAAACGTACCGGGCGGGCTGTTGGTTTCCCACCATTCAGAAATCTTGATGACGTACCCCAGCGGCTCAACCACCCGGCGGATCGCGCTGATAGTGCCTTTATGGGTATGGATGAAATAAGCCGACTGGATAACCCCGCGTTTCGTTGCCTCCGGCCAGCTTTCGTCCCACCGGTCAACCGAAAATGCCCACGCAAGATAGGGTAAGAACTTCGCCGGGCAGGTTTGCGGGTTCCATAAATCGCGCAGTGGCACAGGGACAGCGGTCAGCTCGGCGCAGGCCGCAGCGGCGGCGACCTCCAACGGAGAAGAACCCACGGGTAACAGGCGCACATTACTCATCGGTGCCCCCGATAATGATTGAGGACTCATTGCAATATGATGCTTGCGTGTCATCCAGTACAAGATCGGCCAGCGGCTGCGTGAGTTCGACCCGCTGCACACCTTCAACGTGCAGCGCGGCATAAATAGCTGACAGCCGGATATCACGCCCGAGGCGGTGCTGTGCCAGCGTATAGGCGTTGAGCTTATCCACTGCGGCCAGCCTGACGGGCTCTAATTCCGGTCCCGGATAAACATAGAGCTTGGCGGCAATCTGATAAGGGATAATCTGCGCTGACTGCACCGTCACGCGGTCAGCCACCGGGCGCACGTCCTCCGCATTGAGCGCGGTATTTACAATCCCGATAAGCTCCGCGCTGGCCGTGCCGTCACCTTCACGCGAAAGTACGGAAATAGTCACATTGGCCGGTGCCGGGCTAATCACTGACACATCCGCCACGCGACCATCGGCACTGCGGCCATGAAACTGATAGGCTCCTGCTGAACCTGCCACACTCAGCCCCTCAAAAGCCTGCTGAATGCGCACACGGAAATCCCCGTCACTTTCCAACACCTCAGCCACCGGCGGCAAAACGGAATCATCAGCCTCCGTGATAACCAGACGCGCAACGTTATAATTTGCGCCGAGCTGGTCGAGGTCAGCGCCGGTGGCGTAGGCCAGCATATTGGCGCGCGCCGCCTCGTTGACACGCTGACGCAAAATCACCTCACGGTAAGCGTTCTCCTGTAACAACTTAACGATGGGCTCAGATTCCAGCGCCAAGGTGCGGGCAACGGCCTCGCGTTCGCTCTCGTCATACAGTGACAGCAACGTGGCTTTGCGTTCTTCAAACAGGGTTTCGTAGTCCAGTTCCTCGACCACATCCGGCGCGGGGAGCTGGCTTAAATCAATAAGTGCCATAGCGTTAACTCAGTGAGAGGGAAGAGGAGAAACTGCCGGGGGGATCGGTTCGGTTACCCGTGATATTGACCACCATCGCGCCGTCAAAAGACGAATCAAAGGTGATGCCCGTCAGACTGATGCGGGGCTCCCATTTGAGGATCGAGGAATAACACGCGGCCATGATTTGCAGGCGGAGCGCGGCGTTTTGCGGCTGGTCCGTCAGTTCGGATAGCAATGAGCCGTAATCACGACGCATAACCCGCGAACCTATCGGCGTTCTCAGAATATCGCTCACCGACTGGTTGATGTGCGCCATGTCTTCAACCGCGCGCCCCGAATGGCGGGACATGCCGAGATACCTCGCATTACTCATTATCAAAACCTCAGCTATCAATTCGGTTTACCGGTATTTCCACCGCCGGTCTGAACACCGCCGTGTTTATGGGTATCAACCTGCACACCGTTGGAGGTAAACGCCCCGCCGCTGTGCACAATATTGCCTTTCATCGCACCGCCTTTTTTCACCTCTAATGAGCCGGTGATCAGCTTGTTGGTACACACCACCTCCGGCGTATCGAGCGTGATTCTCCCGCTGGCCGTCACCGTCACATTAGGGGCTGTAGCCTGAATAGATTTTGTGGCAGATACATCAGCGGTCTGAATACCACTCACCGTCAGCGCACCGCTGGCCGGTTCATACTGGAATTGAGCGCCGTCAGAAAAGCTGACGTGATACGCCTCTGCGGATACAGACGGTGCGGGAAAGTCATCGCTGTAAATCCCCGGCAAAACAAACCCGGTATCGAGCTCACCACCCAGAGATAAAAGCAGAACCTGCTCACCGACGGAGGGAGCCCACCAAGTCCGCGCACTTCCCGCGCGGGACGTCAGCCAGTGCAGCCAGTCAGTGAGAATTTCGCCCGTCTGGACGCGGCAAAGAGCAATCTCGGTATCGACTTCTGCGACCACACCGATTCGGATAATGTCGCGCATCGCGCGGGAAAGTTCGGAAAGTGTTTCGTGTGTATTCATGAGCGAAAGAATGACGTCGGATGAAGCCGGTGGCAATGCGGGGGCGTTGGACTATTGGTGGTACAACAAAGCTGAGGAATTCGAACAGTTAGATTATTATAATGACTTACTTATGTGAGCCATATTGTACAAGCTACTAAATAATTTAAAAATCTTACTGAACAAAGAGAAAATAATTTTGCAGTTTTTTTTCGTCTGAACCAGACGCAAGTCATTTACTTTAGTAAAAAAGTAAAATGTTAATTCATAAATGAGCATTTAAAAAACATATCAACTTAATAAAAAAACTGATAGTGCCATTACTCTTTATAAATTCAAAAAAACATAACACTCTTGAAGTCAGTCTTAAATATTAAAACAGAGGGGAGTCTTAACTCCCCATTTTAAATAACGGGGTTCACCAAGGTAGCGACTGTTTCAATGCAGTTCTATGAAATGTATTCATAGCTTCGCGGTATAAATCCTGATAGTCTTGTAAGATGAGTGATATATCTTCAACACTCGTTAGAGTCAATAGCCTTGTCTTGAATCTTGCAATTTGCTGCTCTCTAGACAAAATCAACTCTGAACAATCTAAATTGAGAGCTGAAATAGTTTCTAATGCCCTATTTTTCATCGCCTCTGTTAATCCTTCTCTTTCTTTAACATTCCCACTTTCTAAAAATTGCAAAAAATCTTCTGGATCCTCAACATCTGGTTTAATCAAAGCATTCGGATCATATGCTCTTTTAATATTACCAGTTAATTTTTGATCTTTGTAATGACCACAATGTTTATTAGATGAACAACACCCAAATAAATTATCCCAAACGAAGGTCAAACAGGCATATTTTGGATCAGCTTTATGGAAAAAATGTTCAATATGACCACTTGTTTTTCCTTTCTCAGCAATGCCTTCGCAATAAACACAAAGTTTATTTTGGAACTTATCAATTTCAACCCAAATATCTGTCTTATCAACTAATTGCTCCCACTTATCTGTTATATATGAATAATTACTCAAACATGTCGGTGTAGTTGCAAGCGACCTATTCAATTTTCTCATGACTATTCCTTAATTTTAATTTTTCCTTTAATTCATAAATCTTAATGGAGTTTTCACAATCAAGAATCACAGGATGAGTATCACCAAAGTGTTTTTTGAGACTTTCTAAAAGAATCAGTGCCTCAGATTTTTTATCATTGGAAAGTAAAGCGGTAAAATCATCCACATCCCTCGCTTCCTTGACATCAGGTATAGAATAAGTACCCATAATTTGAGCCATAATATCAGCACTTTTAACGCCCTTGGTTTGAAAAGTGGGAGGTGCTGATATAATGTCTCCTTTATCATTTTCTACAAACATTCGAATATTTTTTTTATCAACTGTTGATAACACCTGAGGACTATGAGTTGTGATCACAAATTGAATATTTTTGAAAGACTTTAAAAGGGCGCCAACAACATTTTGTTGCCATTTGGGATGCAGATGAAGTTCAATTTCATCAATTACAACTATTCCATATGAATCGAGTGGGTTAGCAACATTTGGATTAAGTGTTATCATGCGTCTAGCGATATCGGTAACCAGAGAAATCAAAACCTGCTGTCCTTGGGAGGCTAACGTTATGTTAATTTTTTGATTTTCTATTTCAATCATTACTTCTGCTCTACCGGATTTTTTTTCAACATAAATATCGGTAAAACCAGGTATGACAGTTCTGATTACATTTTTAGTAAGCTCAAGTTTTTTAAGGTAAATGCTCTTATTTTTCAATACCTCAAGTAACTTATCTCGTAATGCCAACTCATTGATATAAAGCTCATTTAATTCATGCTCAATTTCACTAGCTCCCGCTAGCTTTAAACTTGCAATCCTTTTATCAGCCACTATAAGATCTTCTTTTAAATTACCTCCTGCTAGGTTATCTGTGACTATAAACCATTCAAGAAATCCTGAAAAATCAGATGCGCCTTCTAAAGTTTTTTTATCATAAGATGAAAATCGTTCTGTGGAAACAGATGTACTACCTTCATCGAAGGTTCTATTAGTCTTTATATTATTCCTATCAATGGAATAGTATAAAAAAACAGGAAGATTTATGCTTTTATGTCTTCTCTCATTTCGGGAACTAGATAAAACCCTATAAAGTTCACCAAAATCTTCTAAAGGTTCAATTTTACTAAATGCATGTTCCGCGTAATTCTTGGAGTTCTTTCGCAAAGTTGCTTCGCAAAATGACCGCTGACTCACTACTAATTGAGAATTTATCTCTGCGACTCTATCTGAATTAGTGTTTACATCATATTCGGTTATGGGTTTCCCTTTACCACCTTTACGAATAATATTTGGAGAAATCCAGCTAACAGTTTTGACAATAGCATCTATTACTGTAGTTTTCCCAGACCCATTATCGCCGATGAAGACGGTTAAGTTTTTATCAAGTTTTACATTGAGATGTTTGAACTTCCTAAAGTCAGTAAGTACTAATCTCTTGAAGTAAAATCCATTATTGATTTCCTTATCAGACCCAGCAAGGATTATATCGTTACACACATCCAGATAGAAATTAGCTTTTTCGTTATCAGGAGGTAAAAGTTGAGATACTTCTCCATCATCAAGCCGTTCAGTAATACCGTTTTCGTAAGTTTTGAAAAGCTTAAACGCCGAAAAAACATCTCCTTTCTTAGCTCTTCGCTCTAACAGTAACATTTCTTTTTTTATTCTTTCACTTCTGCTCATTTCTTTCCTCCAACAATTTAGAAATAATTTCTGACGTATATTTAACTTCTAGCGATTGAAAGAAACTCGGCTCTATAAATTTTGAAAAAGAAATCAACCCCTTAAGGTGATTTATCTCATATACGTCTAGTAGTCCTAACGTGTAGTGATGTACTTTATGTTTAATATATCTTTTTCTATCCCTGCCTAAGGATAACTTACCCGTATTATCAAGTGTGATACCTGTAACATGTCTATTATGGGCTTTAGAAGAAAAGATTGTTTTACTAGTATTAATTTTAAGAAAATCATTAAAAAGACGTTTCAGGATATCTTGGATTAATTTAGGCATTTCAAATAGAATGTTCTTAACATTTGATGAGAAAGTCAGATCATCTGCATACCGTGTATAGGTTATATTCGACTTTAAACAAAAGTTTTCGACCTCCTCGTCAAAATAATACATACAAAAATTAGATATCATAGGTGAGGTAGGAGCCCCTACGCTTAATATCAAAGAACCTTGAAAACGCCAAAATATTAACCTCTCAAGATAAAACTGATCTTCATGGGAAGGTAGATCCCAAGTTTTCGACCATATATCCCAAAATATTTCAGGTGTAATACTGTTGAAGAAATTCTCGAGATCTAATTTAAGAAGATATTGATTTTGTAAATGGCATAATGCATTATTTTTTATACTTCTACCTTTGCGATATGCCATTGCTCGATTGTGTATCGGAAAAGCGAACAAATGTTCGAGCTGACGCTGATAAACCTTTAATTCTTTAGCTGGTTGCGCAATTATTCGATATCCATGCTTCCTCTTAGGAATCGCGAATACCTTATACTTATTGGGAGCATTAATAAGGAACTCCCTTATTTCCTGATCATTCTTGCCCATTTTTTGAGCAAAAGCTTCAATGAACATCTGAGCCCCCTAAAAATCAATAAAAAAGCTCAAGAATCAGCGAGATACTTGAGCTTCACTCTTTACTTGAGAATGCAATGTATACGCATCCTAAAGGAGGAACGAGTTTAGGATGCGTATACATTGCATTTAAACCCGTTCAATAATTTTGAGTCTGGCTAATCACCCGACTAGACGAAATCGTCCAAATCTAAAGAGTTAAAATAATCATATTAAAAATATTGTTCTTTAGCAAGCTATCGTGACTCGCTATGTATCGTCCAACAAAAGCTTTAGGCAGACCTACGTTTATTATACGAAAAAATTTTTCCTGCACGCGGCTTGACACTATAAGCCAGTGTATACCTATCGAAATCTACTAAACTCTATAGTAGGGAAATCTTTGGGATTAGCACAGATTTTAGACTGCGATGGTTGGTAAGATACGAACGAGAACAAAGTGAAAAGAAATCCGCTAATGCGGCTTTCTTTGGTAAATCTATCAATGGATAGAGATATTTTCAGCCCCAGATGACGTATTAACTGTGAGCTCTTGAAAATCACCTTGTGGATACTCGGTTTGATGCAGAGTAATCTCAATTGAATTGCCACACTCTCCATTTTGACACTCAGTTTCGATCTCAGTCCAATACTCTGTTTGCGTACCCATTCCAGCTTCATCGGATTCTGTTTGTGTTTCAAAATCGTTTGATTCGACTTCACCTTTGGCCTGGCACTCGCTGCATGTAAAAGTTATTTTACTCATGATCATCCTTTTTTAAACATCGTATTAGGAAATGACAGGATACTACGGCTAAAAAATTCTTCCACAGATTATGGACAGAATGTCCGTCCTTTGCTCTTAACCGACAGTAAGGTTTTAAAGTATTCCACCTGAGCATATCGTTAGGATATTTTACGGCTAACACACTCAACTAACTCCTTCTTCCATAATATTTTTATTCAAAAAATCCGGCAATGATCACATTTTCAACAATCTGAAGTTCAGCAGCATTAAAGCCCAACAATGGCCGCGTCTGATACTGCACCGGTTGACTGAGCCGATTTGGTTTGTCTTTCAGCCCCTCTTGATGGACTCGCGCAATCCGCTGCACCCTCCCCACAAATTCGACCACCGCAGCCTCACTGCTGCCTTTCGTCTTGAGATATCGCGCAGTGCGCAGTTTAGCGAACATTTCCCGCTTTACCCTGCCCTTTTTACCTCTGACTGGCTGACGCTTTCGCTTAACGTAGGGCGTGCCGTCCGGGGCTTTTTGTTGCTTGATGCGCTGCTGCTGGCTGGCTCGCAGCTTTTTAGCTATTTCAGCGGCCATTTTGCGACGGCCAGCGGGGGACAGGCTAGCCAGCAATCCGGCGAGCTTATCGTCAAAGGGCTTAAGCTCATTCATCCCATTTACTCACCAGTTCGCCATGCACATACAGCTCCATTGGCCAATTGACCGGCACCGGTAACGGGGGCTCATCCAGTGGCGTAACAGTGAGCCTGCGGTCAGCTTCTTTGACGATAGTGCGCTCGGTCAGTTGCAGACTCATACGCACGTCTTTGCTGTCGTCGTTATTAATATCCGCTACGTAGGTGAAGCCGCGTTTTTTCCCTTCCTCTGTGGTCATGATGTCCGGCTGATGCTCACGCAGCCACACGTTAACCGGCACAATCAGCAGGTTTAAATCCCCGGTGTAATCTGTTACGACAATATCCAGCGTGTAGCGGTTCTCAAACGATAACGACGTGGCCAGCGTGGCATTAATCGTGCCACCATCAACAAACATGTGCAGCATGTCCGGGTTATCACGCAGCAACGGAACGGACTTAAAGATCGCGTTTTTCAGGCTGGTGGGCTTCAACATCGTGGGGCTCCTGACACTGTTTAACGGTCTCGACTTGCAGCGCACAGTTCACCAACGCACTCTCCAGTTGGCGATTGTCTTCGCTTAAATCACCGTTCGTTTTCGGGGTACTTCCCGGCATCGGACAACTGCTGACTTTCGGACAGCCAACGTAAATAATCGCCGGGCTTGTCGAACGCGGGGCGGGTGTGCAACCGGATAATGTCATCAGGCAAAGGAGACTGAAACCAGCCGCGCAGTGCTTCATTTTCATTGAGCAACCTCGTAATTGTCTGATTCCGACGCGCAGCCAGTGCACCCGCCGCATTAACCTGCTGACGAAGCACAACCAGCGCGCGCTCATTACGCTGACCGCTGGCTTTCAGCTCACTGATGGCCAGCGCGCTGGCTTCCAGTGTCGTTTTTAATTGCTGAATGTGCTGGTTTGCCGCTGCCACTTTCTGATTTGCTCCCCGCCACGCAAAGAGCGTACCCGCGAGCGTCAGCACTAACACCGTGATGATGTATTTCATGGCACCCCCTTCATGCAATGTTTCAGCTCAACCGCCCGGCGGTTGTTGAGCCCTTTATTCCACACGCCATTGACATACACCCAGCGGGGGAGCTGCTGGCAGGCTTGCGACCATTCACCGTGCCTGATGAAATAGGCCAGTGTGGATTTACACGCCGCCCCCGTGCCGATGTTAAATGCCAGACTGATCACGGCGTCATACACCGGCTGCGGCATGGTCACCGGCATGCATTTATCCACGGTGCGCTCCGTCATGATGATGTCAGCGATAAGATTACGGGCGGCGTCCTGCTCCGTAATGTTCTGCGCAGGCTTCACCCCCGCTGTGTGGCCAATGCCTGATGTCCAGACCCCGGCGCTGCACTGGTACGGATTCAGGCGACATCCTTCGAGGTTGGCAATAATGGCCAGACCCTCGGCAGAGGTTTTGACAAACCGGTAATCAGGCATCAGCGCGGCGAGTG